GACGAGCCGCTATGGTCGTGGCGGGCGTTGACCCTAACCTCTGTGCCATTGGGGAACCGCAGCGCAATGCGAGCTTCAGATGACTTGTAAAGCGAGTTCTGATGCTTCGCTATCCACCGCAAAGGGTCGCCCGAGCCTGACCATAGGTCATGGTTACCCCCAATCATGTAAAGCCAGCGGCAGCGGTTTACAAACCACTCGGCCAACCGCCACGCTTGTGCCGCAGATGTCGCCTGATCGCCGTATAACCTTGCTAGGCGGCCAACCCAGTTGTTAGTGGTGTCACCCACGTTGCAGGCAAACAGCCCCTCTGTGGCGTTTACGAGGGCGGTATGGCGCTCTATCGCCTCAATGTCGCAGCCATCGTCGTCAACGTGCGGGTCACCAAAATGCAGCAGCCCAATCGGGCCTGCAATCTTGATTTTGATAGGAATAAGCTTGGAAGCTTCTTCGTGTTCGCGCTTATGCAAAAACTTGCGCTTACGCTGCTCAATTAGTTCCTCAATAGGAACGTCATCGTTAGGCAGCGGGGTAAACTCAAACTCGTCCCTAACGGTGTTTGGGGTGTGCTGATAGGTAGAGCCGGGGACGCTAATGCCCTTGCCTTGCATATCCTGTATGCGGTTCAGCAAGGTTCTGACATTCATCCCCAGCTTTTGCGCTGCTACTGATCTAATGCCTTTTGAGTCTTGTAAGGCTTGAAGTATCTGTTCGTCAGTCGCCTTCTTTACGGTCACGTTTAGCCTTCCTCTTAACCGTGATGCCGAGTTCCTTTCGGCGTCTAGCGGTAACTTCTGGGGCTAACTCGGCTCTCCATTCCAAGTGTCCGTCAACAAGTCTGTACTCTTCTTTGTGCGTTAGCGCACAGTCGCAGCACTCGGTATAGGTATAGCCCTTCACCCTATACCAAGAGCCTTCGTTCATCTGCACAACGGGGATTTTCTTTGGCATATCAACCCCTCAAATACAATCTTTGCTCATCTCGCCTACGATTTACAAGCCCTTTCAATACTTTACCACCGGCTTTTGACCATTTCATGAACTCGTCAGCGGCTTTATCAAACTCACCACGGTTGTGTTTCATGCGAAGCCCAGACCTTTGAAGATTCCCCAAACCCACGTTGAAAGCGAAGGAAACGAGTGCGTCGAACCGGCCTTGATGATTAACAGCAGAAGGGCAAAGTCGGGCCACGCCGCGCTCAAACCGCGCAAGGTCTTGAGCAAGGATAGCGTCCACCTCGCCCATCGTGAGGCTGCGATCCCAACCTTCGGGTATCGGTAAATCCCGTCGTTCTGCAAACGGCACCTTGGCGTGGTTAGGATCAATAACGTGGCCGACCCCGACCGTCCATAGCAGGGCCGGACACCGATAAGGGCGCATCCTTACGCCCTCGTGATGTTTGATCATTTGTATGGCAGCAGGGCTGACCTTCACTTTTTGCCGAAAGCCTGCGTACCAAACCAGAAAGCAATGATGCTGCTCAGAATAAGCATTTCGTCGTCAGAGAACACTTCGGCCATCGCAGCGGCAAACGGTACGCCCGTGTTGTAGGCATACCAAACGCCTGCAATGTTAATGGCGACCAGTTCCAGCACAAAGATGTAGGTAACGACCGGGCGCACCGAGGCGCGAAGATTGATCATCCATTGGGATGCACCTTTGCCGATCTCAATGTCGTGCTGGTACAGGGCTTGGCGCTCCTCGCCTGCCGTTTGCGTCTGCACTTGCTCTAACTTAATTTCCTCAACTCGCGCCTGTGCGATAAATCCCCGCTCTGCGAGGGCTAGTTCGCGCTCCTTTTGGGCGGCGACAAGAGCAAGCTCATGCTTTTTGTCTTGGCGGTCTTGGAAAATCTCAAGAATCTTAGGAAGGCCGCCTGCAAGGAACGACAAAAACGTGCTGATCATCGTCATCATTTGCCGCGCTCCTCCATCAATTTAACGCGCACTTGTAGGTCGTGGATGTCCTCCATGATGTCGTCCTTCAATTCCTGACGACGCGCTGCGCTTAACGGGCTGTCAGTCGGCACCCCGTCCTCGGTAATCAAAATGGGGATTTTGGATTCAATGGCAATCAGGCGATTGTTGAACGATGCAATTTCCGCGAGCAGCCAGCCGACAGCGGCCAGCAACACCGGAAACAACATATCCACAATCTTCTGCATATTCATTGGCTACTTCCAAAACCAATCCAAAACCTTGACAAAAAGGCCGCCCACGACCGCAGCAAACCCTCCCACGGCCATCAAGGTTTTCCAGCCGCCCTTGGCTTGAGCCAGCATCAACTTGATTTCGTGTACGTCTTTTTTCATTTCAGCCATATCAGCTTGCAGGGTCTCAATCTGCGCGTCGTGACGGCCAATGTCCCGTGCCATTTCCATCGTCTAGCTCCTAGGGGTGGGCGGCTTTGTAAGCGTCAAGCTCGGCCTTGAGTTCTTGCACGGCCTTGATTAACGGGGCAATAAATTGGATGTATTCCAAACCCATTTGGGCATCACCGCCGTTGACTTCGGAATCGCGGAACCCGCCAAAGTCCACGCCCATGCTGTCCATGACAGATTTGACTTCTTGTGCGATCAAACCTTGGTGTAAACGGCTACGCTTATGGGTGCCGTCATGGGTCAAGTTGGACAGCTTGTTAGCCTCACGCCATGCGTCCCATTCTTCTTTCGGAGCATCAGCAGCAGGCTTGGGCGAACGATATGATTCGCGGAAGTCCCAGCGATACATACGCGGTTGAAGCTGCATGATGAAGCTAAGTCCAAGGTTAGTGTCTTGGATGTCAGCCTTATCACGGGCGTCCGAGGTGTTGTTAAAGCTCTTGGCGTAAACGTCTACGCTGGTGTCGCCAATGCGGCCATAGTTTGCGCCGGTAACTTGAGCATCAAAACCAACGGCAAGCGAGTTGTTGTAACTTCCCGTTAAAAACGCTTCAAGACCTAAAGCGGTTGAAAAGTTGGCCGTCGACAATGCGCTACCCGCACCGTCACCGACAATAGTATTGCCTGTGCCGCTGGTAATGGAATCACCCGCATTGGCTCCAATAACTACGTTTTCGCCGCCAGTAGTAATGGCGGTTCCTGCGTTGTAACCAATTGTGACGTTATCCGCGCCGCTTGTGATGCTATCGCCAGCATTGACGCCCAATGCCGTCGTTGTAGACGTAGTGACGCCAGTTAGCGCCGCCCCGATCATTTGGAACCGAGTGCCGTCGTAAATGACAACAACGGTCTGACCAGATTTAATGTCTTTAGCGGTTAGCGCAGTTGTGCCGTTTTTGGTGACGTTTTTAGCGCCAAGGCTGTTGATGTTGAGCGTGACAGCGCCGGTATTATCACCAGCGGCCACAAAATAAAACATTTGACCCGTGGCATAGGCTCCCAAAGAAGGCGTTAGCGAGCCTGTAATGGTATCCGTGCCAGATACCGAACCGATCAGCTTAACAACCGTGCTTTGCACTTGAGACAGGTTAGCGGCGTCCGTGGCATCCGTGCCTGCGCCAAGCCCGGTAACCTTGTTGTTACCCATCGGGATGTTGGCGGTCGGCGTGGTTTGCCCGTCCTTGGTCAAGCAGGTGGAAAGGCCCGTGGCAAGGTCAGCGGTCAGGGCGTTAAAGGCCGTGCTGCTAATGACGGTGCCTGATACGACAGGCTGACCCGCCGTATTAATGAGAAATGTACCGGAACCGTTAAACGACATTTTCCTTTACCTCGGGAACGTCATAAATCAAAAGGGGGAAGTTGTTGCAAACGGCGTCGGGCGCTCTTCTTCGCCATACACGCCTGTGCCTGTACGAAGAGCCGTAACCAAAGCGTCCCGCTCTTTTTCTGACAGTTTGCGCTTAAACTTTTCTTCAAATTCTTGCACCGCACGTTGGCCGCGCGCACCACCGAGCAACAATTGGCGAGCCAATCTGGAGGCTTGGCTTTCACCGTAAAACGGGTACGTTGCTGCGCCAGCGACAATCCCCGCGATTTGGCCGGGCAATTGACGACCTGTCATTGGCTGACGAGTTGGGAAAACTTCGCTTGCCGCTTGCGCTATGTCTCGCATTGGGCCGCCACCCGCAGCATATTGAGCGGAAGATGGCGTTGATTGCGCCACAGCGGTTGCAAATTGAGCAGGCGAAAACTCGCCAGTTGGCCCGCGAGATTTTTGCAATGCTTTTTCGAAAACTTTAAGGTTTACATATTTGCCGTCAACCGCTCGCAATGCGTCAGTCGCATCTTTTGGCAATTGAGATTGCAAGGCATCGGTAACTTGTTTTTCCGCTTTTTCAAGCAAGTCCACGGCCTTAAATGGCGCATTTGGATTTGATTCAAGACGGCGAATTTCTTGTCGCAAGTTGCTTCTTACGGTCAGCAAATCATCGCTTTGCATTTTTGCGCCTTTTTCACGCAAAAATTGAATTTGGCCGTTAATAAAGCTGTTGGCGTAATTTCGCGATTTGGGGTCTGCTGCAATTGACTTTGGCGCGGGCATTGACAAATACAACGACGCATTCGCCCCCGGCGTCATTACAACAGGCGAAACAGGAAACCCTTTTGCAACGTCATAAGCAGGGGTGTACGCCCTATAAATCTCATCAAACATCTCGCTTGGATCATCTTTCGGGGTAACCTTAAACCCCGGAGGCGCTGCTTCTTGGGCAATAACGGCCTGCGTTTCACGCCAGCCCTGTTGACGAGCCTTTGCAACGCGAGGGCCAAACCCCGGCAATCCAAGCATGGATTCTTCTAGCATTGCCCAGTTGCTTTCTGGGTCAACTTGGCCGGGGGTGAACGTAACCCCTCGCTTGCCAAGCATTGAAGCGCCTTCTGACGCATCCATGCCGCGAGTCAAAACGCGATAACTGCCTCCAACCGCCGGAACCGCCAAAGCCGTACCTGCGCCAAACGCAGCCCCCGTTTTTCGATCTTCCGGCCCAGCCGTAATTGCGCCTGCCGTGCCTCCTTCAGTTGCAGCACGAACAACCGGGCCGCCATACCCAAAAAAGCGACCGCCAGCAGTTATCAATCGGCCAGCAGGGCCGGTGATTGGGGTCAGAGCGCCAGTTTCGCCAACAAACTCACCAACCTTGCCCGCAGTTGTTTGCGTAAAAGGTTCGTTTGCTTGCAATCTTTCAACCGCCGATTGTGTCGGCACAACGCCAAGCATTTCCCCAACATTGGTTAATACGTTTTCCGCGCCCGCTCCTGTTCCAAGGATAAAACGCTCTAAAGCGCTAGCTTGGCGCATACCCTTGCTTGGATCGTTGACCATCATTGTTGGGCCACGCTTTTCAGTTGGCGTTGGCGGCACGAATTGATGCGTCAATGCAGACGATGTTGCACCTTGCTGCTCGGCAGCAAAACGCTTCTTAAAGCGCTCAATTTCTTCTGGCGTAAAATCATCCATTAGCCACCACCTTGCTGCTGTTTCCAGCGCTGATACCGATCTTCTGCCGTTTCAACCTTGCGGAACGGGATAACAGAACCCGGATACGTTTTGGTGTACTGATCCAACATTTGGTTGTAATTGCCAATCGTTTCTTTTGCGCGATTACGCAACAAGCTTGTAATTTGTTGCCGCGCTTGTGGCGAGTCGATAATTTTGGGGAAAGCGTTTTGCAAGATTTTGGTTTCTTCTTGCGTAAACCCTCTTGCGCCACCGTTTGCAGCCATAAAATCCAGAACCAATTGGTTACTGGCCGCCTCAAACGATCTAGTGTTAGCAACAATGCTTGGGTCAACATTGATGCCAAAACTTTGCAAGAATTGGGACGCTCCAACAGCGCCGGGAGCAAGGCTGCCTGTATAGGTGCCTTCTTTGGTCATTTGCTCCATTGAATCTAACTTGTTAAGGATAGACTCAGCGCCGCGAACCGATTGGTTCTGCGTTGCCAAATCCTTAAGGAACAGCTCTTGAGCTAATTCGCCACCCTTATCAAGGGTAATTTTGGTCGCTCCTGCCGCCTTGTTTGATTTTTGCCAATCCTCAAACGTGCCTTTATATCCTTGCGTTACTGCAAAGTTATATTCTTGAACAGACGAAGGCATTTTCTCGCTATCTGATGGCGCTTTAAATCCAGTTTCTTTTCTGCCGCCTCGCTTACCAAATTGGACTAAATTGCCATCGGCAGTTGCAGTTGGAGCGTAAAACTCTTCCATTTCCGCAGGCGACATAGACCGTTCAAGGGCGGCAGCGAGCATTGGTGCGCGCTTCAACGCGGCTGTGCCGACCGGAGTCATAGCCATGCCCATTGCGCCTTCTACGTCTTGGCGGTATTGCGACGTAGGCTGGACTTCTTCTAGCTCGGTTTGCTCGGGAATGGCGGCAGGGGTGGCGGCCTTCGGATCGTACACATAGCCACCGCGCAACCGACCGGCAATCTGCTTGCCTGCCGTGCTTTCCATTTCCTCGGCCTTTGTCGCCGCTTCCATCGCCTTTTTGCGTTGGCGAGCCGACATAAACGACTGCAATGCCGAAACAAGCGGCGCTGCGGCAGGAGTCGGGGCGTCTGATCCTGACAGCGGGCGGTAAGCCTGTGCCTCAAGGGCTTCTGCCATCGCTTGACGACGGCGAGCCTCGGCTACTTGGCGCTCGTACTCCGAGGGCATTTGAAACGTGGGAACGTAATTAACTGGCATTTTCAAAATCTCCCCTGTAACTACCGCCTTGCGGGGTGGTCATGCCGGGTGACTTAGGCTTGGGTTGGGATAACGGGGTCTTAGGAAACGTGCGTCCAAACTGCGGTTGCGCCGGAACCATCGTCATCGGGTTCGGCGTGTACTGCATATCTTGGGGAGGCGTAAAGTTATCCGCGCTGCCACGCTGCTGAAGGGCATTAGCTAACTTCTGTTGGCGTGACATCGGGCCGCTAAAGGTTTGGTATCGACCGTTCATTACCGACCTCCGAAGTAACCGCCAGCCGCGCCAGCCAATCCGCTCAACAAGCCAAGTTGTGCGTTATATGCGCCGACTTGGTTGCTGTAGTTGCGTTGGGCGAAGTCGCCTGCGGCCTGCGTTGCACCGAACACCGGAGCCGCCGCCACGTTGGCGCCTTGGTAGCCTTGGAACTGCGGCATATTGACTTGGACGCCTGACATAAGCGCAGCGATCTCGTTGATCGGCTGATTACGCAGCGCAAGCTGTTGCTGCAGCGACTGTTGCAGGGCGGTGTTGCCAAACTGTGCGTTTTGCAGGGCTTGGTTGTACTGCTGAAGTTGTGCGGCGTTTGCAAGTTGCTGCTGTTGGGCGGCAATGGCTTGGTTTTGCGCCAAGGCTGCGTTGCGAGCGGCCTGCACATCCATCTGCTGACCAAACGCCTGACCCTGACCCGACAACAACGCTTGATAAGCGCGAAGGGCGGCATCTTGATTTTGGGCAATAGCTTGGTTTTGCATCTGCTGGGCGGCTTGGCCCTGTGCAAAGTTCTGCGCGATTGCTTGGTTGCTCAACCCCAAGCCCTGTGTACCCATGCCAAACTGTCCAAGGGCAGCTTGGTTGGCAAACTGCGCTTGCGCCTGACGCTCGCCAAAGCCTTGTGCGCGAGCCGACATATCCAACTGCAACCCTTGGAGGGCGGCTTGTTGGATCGCATCGTTCTCTTGCTGTTGCTGCTCGGTAATGGCGCGGTTGTACGCCTCCGAACCACGCGGGATGCCCTGATTCGCTAACTGCGTCTCCAGCATTTGACGCTGCTGTTGAATCTGCGGCATGACCCGCGAAAGGATTGCCTGCTGGCCCGTGGTGCCAGCGGATACAGGCATGGCAGCCAGTTCGGAAGTATCAATGCCACGTTGCAACCGCTCCATCGGCACACGACCGCTTGCCATGCCGTAAAGACCACCGGCAGGGCCGCCGCCAGCCGTTCCGTAACCAAACAAGTCAGGCGCACCGCCAAACTCGTAGGCTTGCGTGTCGGCTCCGGCTCGCCCCATGCCCATAAGGTCAGGCGCACCCTGCACGTTGCCGTAACCGCCAAGCTCCGTTTGCAGGTCGCGGAGGTTGGGATTGAAACGCTTGCCAATAATGTCTTGCGCGGTTCCGAGAGCGGTTTCGCCAAGACCAGAAAGGCCAAGGTCAACTCGCTGCTGGGCCTCTAAAATCTTTTGTTGTTCGGGCGACAAGAATTGCTCAATGAACGGCGTATCCAAATCCGTCATTGAGGTGAACTGTTCGCGGGTCGGCGCAACCAGTTCGCCCTTTTCGTTCAGATAAGGGCTGTAGCCCGTCGTGGCAAATTGGCTGTAGTCGGGGGTCGGTTCGTTAAAGCCCGGTCGCATATCCAGCAACCCACCACCGCCGCTAATGCGCTGGCCGCCGGTCGGGTCATATTGAAAGTTGTCCGATAAGCCCATTTGGGCAAGCTGGTCTTGCGGGACGCCAACGCCGTATTGCGGCTCAAACCCTTCTGGGCTACGCAATCCCGGCGGGCCACCTACTGCACCGCCAACGGTCGGTTCGGCGGCAGGCTGGGTCGGGATCGGGCCGGTGCTAGGGAATTGGCCGGGGCCGACGCTCGGGGTCTGTGAGCGACGCTCGTTATATGATTTCTGGGCGGCAAGGGCTTGGTTATAAGCCTCCATTGCCTTGTTGTATGCGGCTTCGTCCGTGACTTTGCGGCCAAAGCTGACCCGCTGCCCGCCGTAGGGCGTGTTGATGTTCGGGTTAGAGATGCGGGCGGTTAGACGAGCCGCATCCAAGTTGGCCTGCCCCTGCGCCTGTGCGGCAGCAGCGTAATCAGGTGCCGGAGGTGGTTTCGGTGAACTTTTGCCCATAACGCCTTCCTAAATACCGACACGACTCCCGTGCCATTGTTAAAAACACGATGTCCCCGGCGGTGTCGGCGTTATGGATACGCGCTTCCTCGGTGAACCCCATTTTACCCACTAATCGCAATGCTTTGCTATTCCCGCTTGACACAGGAGCGATAATTTTGTCAACCCCACAGACATTGAAGGGGTAATCGAATACGGCGGCAAGGTAGGCAGGGGTCAAACGACCCTGAAAAGCGATGTGGCATACGACGGAACGACCGTTCCAGTTTTCGTACACTACCCCCGCAACCAACTCACCCTTGTCGTTACGCAAACCAAGGGCGTTGGATCGGGCCTCGTGATAGCCACCACCTGTGTGCATACACACCCATTCGCCCACTTCGGGGCTGCTTTCTATACGCCAGCCCATCCGATTTGATACACGATGTCTGTGGAAGCCCATTGCAACTGCAAGTTCTTGCTAGTGCTGTTTAGCTGGATACCGGCGCAGTAACCAATGCCGGTTACACCCTGCCAGTTGTTGCTAATAATCGTATCCTGACCCCAAGTACCAACGTCCCATGTAGACGTATCCCATGTTCCAAACGTTGATGGCGAATACGCCAACGCCGCCGTAGACGGGGCAAGGTCAAAGTCCACGTTAATGTCAATGTTGATAGCGGGCTGGCCGTTACTGAACAAGCTAGGCCGTGCGCGGGTAAAGTATTTCTTTACGCC